ATGGTAGAGTCCGGTTGTTGTTGCTTTACTAGTTATTAGAGGGGCGCCAGAATAAGTTGCGAATGAGGAAAAGCACCTACCCCACCCCGGCGGAAATTGATGAATCGGCCGGAGCGAAGCGACGTGTGCCTTACAGTACACCACGATCATCCCTGATCATCCCATGATCATCCCACAAGATCCCCGAACTCATCTTGAATCACTAACGAATCCGTTTTATTTTTGATAGTCTTTCCCCAAACTCGTCCCAGCTGAAAAAGTTTTCAAATCGGACAAGGGACGCACGAGAGTTCATTTCTAATTCAAAGGAAAAAGACGCGCCAACTTTCTCAGACATACTACATACATTTAGTAACCAAACATCATGTCCAACACCGCGCTGTCGGGAACTTACTCGTCATCAGACTCATCGTCCGGAGGGTTATCGTACTCAGCAATCATCTCGTCAAACATCTCGCGAAACGTCTCGTCCGAGAAGCGGGACTTGAGGTCCTCAAACGCGTCGAGAAACGTTGGGTCGCCCTTCGCAGTAGTCTTCAACAGTTTCACTGCTCTGTTAAGACGGGTCGTAAAGTCCTCAGGAGCCCTCGCTACTGGCGCTGGTGCACCGATACGCTTGATCAACTCACTGATCCATCGCGATTTGATCCTCGTCATGGCGTGCAACAGTCCTTTGTGGATACTATCCAGATTGACAGCAGACTTGTCGATCTGAATGCTGAAGTACTTGTCCTCGTGATGCGAGAAGTCAATGGATCCCCGAGCCGAATCGAACACCTTACGCGTGAACATGTCGCCCTTTGTCGCCGGCTTCGTTGGGATCGTACGAAGAACCCTCTTGCCACGACGCAACGCGGTGTAGCCTGGAATAACAGCAACACCCGGAGTGTTCCACTCCGAGTTGTATACCTGGCGGTAGCAAAGAGTGTTAACCGTGAACCCTGCCGCGATGGAGTCGGCATAGTCACGTGGGAGCTTCGTGGGACCAGCATATGGATCGTCGGGATTTTCACGAACCCAGTCCGTCCACGCAGGACTCAGACATGAATGCCGCCAATAGACGCGCTCCTCAAGACCATCGGGGCTGGTGAGGATGTGAATATGAGTCTCGTCGCGCATGTCGGGCGGCGTATCTTCATACGCAAGGGCCATAGACATGTCTGGAACACGCTCTTCACCGTTAACGACCACAGTGAACCGCATACCTCCTCGGATGTAATTCTCGTACGTAACACCCAAGTCGGAGAGGATCGTCTGGATGGCCGGGAAGGTGCATCGTGTAGGCAGAGGGATGACGGTCACCGTTCCGTGGTCACCGGGCATCTTGACGGACTCCCATAGCGGTGCGTTACGCACCGAGAGTTCGGACGGCATTGGGCACCACACGTCATCTGTGATGCACTTGGGGAAGTCTACTTCAACATTGACGGTCTCATGTCCACTCTTCTTCGAGAAGATGAGAGGCTTTGTTTCAAGCCGTGAAATCGCTGCCATCGCAGCCTTGTAACCGGCGCCCTTGGTGCCGATATTGGCTGATGCAGGCTTGGTGTCATTGATACAAAGTGCAGCCCGAAGTTCTTCAAGAGTCATGCCATGACCGTCGTCTGCAATGACGAGTCGGTCATCGAACAACGAGGTACGCACGCCAGGGGCACGTGCGTCGCAAGACCCGTCCAATATGTCTTTGAGAGCATCCATGGGTGTGAACCCAAGGCTCAGGAGATTCTGGATAGTGCCCTTAGGGCTGATGTTGGAAGAGGGGGTTGAGGAAGACATTTTAACGAAGTGTTAGAATGTATTACTTTGGGGGGAGGTCTATACAGTCTGGCCGCAATGAATCCGTTTTGGCGGGCAAGGGTCAAAAACGGACGGCTTACAGACTTTGGTAGTAATATACATACGAATCATGCCAACCAAGCCATGCACTCAATGTGGCAAGACGTTCCGCACGAAGGCCGAGTATACGTCTCATCTAGAGACACATCTTGCTGAGATCCCCAAGCCCGCAGTTCCGGAAGGACGCCTTGCTATCAGTCTCTTCTCTGGAGCTGGCGGGGACACGTTAGGCATGGAACGAGCAGGTCTTAAGGTCGTTGCCTTCTCCGAGAACAATGCCAAGGCAGTCGCAACACACAAGGCAGTATGGCCTGAAAGCAAGTGGTTGGGAGAGTCTGTCAAGGGAGACATTACGAAGATTCCCGATTCAGAGTTTGAAGCATACACCGGCAAGATCTTCATGATGTTCGCAGGGTTCCCGTGTCAAGGATTCTCAAACGCAGGCAAGAAGGCAGCATCGGACCCACGTAACCGTATGTTCTACGAGTTTCTTCGGGCAGTGCGCATCGTTCAGCCGCAGTGGATCATGGGCGAGAACGTCGCAGGTCTTCTCACAAAAAAGACAGACGATGGCCAGAGCAGTGTGATTGATGTTATCCAGCAATGTTTCTCGGAAATTGGATATCCTATCGTGTTCAATGTCTACGAGATGACGTCAGTTGGAGTTCCGCAATCACGCAAACGTATTGCGATTGTCGGAAACCGCCTCTCCATTCCATTCACGCTGCCCACGTTCACCGAACCCAAGTGTGGCCTTCTGGAGATTGCCGAGCCTAGTATGGAGGGGGCACTCGCAACCAATCTGGACATCCCAGATGAGTGCCTTGTCAAGATTCCAGAGGAAGCAGAACCCACCGGCACACCTCATCCGTATCTGGTGAAGAAGCATAGTGAGAATCTCATCTCCTTTCGCAAGAGAGATTCACCTATCCACAGCGAAGTTCTAGATCTCCGCAAGGCATGTAAGACGCTCATCTGCGCATATACGTTCCAGCCGCGACTCTATGTTGGGTTGGTCAAGCCCAGTGGTAAAAAATTCATTCGGTGTCTCACGATTCGCGAGGCAGCACAGATCCAAGGCTTCCCGGCAGATCACGCCTTCTCCGGTTCGCGCGACGACGCTATCAAACAGATTGGCAACGCCGTTCCAGCTAAGTTCATTACGCAGATGGTACAAGCCATGATTGCGTCTTCTGGAAACACTCCTCTGTGAAGGGGGTAGTGAAACCCTTACACGAATACTGATTCGCGTTACGAGCATACATCACAAGGAAGTCAGTAGATTCCTTAACAGAGTTCATCTGCTTGAGAATCGCAAACCTCTTTTCAAGTACAGTCCTATCCTTCTCACTCATGACATCCTGTCCGAGAGCAACAACGCACACCTGCTCGCGAGGGGACTTCCGCTCACCCTTGACCCTCGGAAGCAGGCGAGTGAAGGAAATCACATACACCACGTCCGTAAGAAAGGATCCGTCATTGAGGAAGATGACTTCCGTATCACTGTGCTTGAGATCAATGTTCACGGACTCGACTACCTTCTCGTCATCAATAAACATCAGCTGAAAGTCAATCGCCTTTTGGGTTCCTTGCGCCTGATACGTGTAGTAGAAACCGTCCTTCGGCGAATCGGTGCGCAACGCCCAACCACTTGCCTCACACGCAACTGCGAAACATGCCTCTTGGTCACTACACTTGTTGCCAAGTCCTTGGCCCTTACCGCAATAGGCGTCTAACTTCTTATTCATGTCGGGGTGCTTCTTCTCAAGCACAACAGCATTGCCGCGGAGATAGCTGAATAGCTTAGAAACTGAGTTGCGAAAGGCTGTCATTTTATACTTTGGGGGGGGAGGTCTATACAGTCTGGCCGCAATGAATCCGTTTTTAAACTTCCTAGAAGGCCATTCCAACTTTTTTTCAGCTGGGAGGAGTTTATGGTTTTTGGTTGCTAAATCGTTTTCTGAAAAATTGAAATTATTGTCGCCGGGGTATACAATGGAGAATCTCCCACCGCATGTTGAGACTTGGGTTGTCAAGCGAACGCAAGAACGTCATTACCTATGTAGGCTTTGTGGACGAGAGGACGATGACCATGGCAATGCTGATGAGTTTCAACAGCATTTAAGTTCTTGGCCCCATAGGATAATAGTAAGGAACATGGAGGCTTTGTATTGTACGCCGTGTGGTATGCAGTGTAGGTATCCAAGTGTCTACAAGATTCATCTTAAAAGCAACGCCCACAAACAGAAGGAGAACCCGCAACCCAAAGTTGATCTAAGATGTGAAGTCTGTAATGTTAATTTTAGAGGACGGACGGAAATTGAGCGCCACCTCCTAACCAAGAAGCATGCCAAACATGCCAAAACGGATCCGGTTGTGTCTTCACAGTAACATCTCCCCAACAGAATAGAATGCCACGCAACGTTACAGGTGGTTCAGGCCACAAGGCCCAAAGCAACTCAGAAGGCTCCAAGGCACGTCACAACAGGTGCTTCATTGATGACCTGCTAGAGGACATTCGCAACAATGAGAAGATTGACGACATCAAGATTGGTCGCGTCACCAAGCTCGTAGGCTCAGGTCGCATGGAGGTATTCTACCTTGATGAGGTCAGAGACGATAAGAAGAGAGACTTCTTTGAGGAGGAGAAGAAGACAGAGTATCGCGCAGTCCAGCAGATTGTCCCCATGCGAGGTGGTCTTCGTGGAAAGGGCAAGAGGTCCGTGTGGATTAGCGTTGATAATCTTGTCATGATCGCCGACACAGGTCTCGCTGGCACAACACATGAGATCATCGCAGTCTTCTCACCCGAGCAGGTGGCTCGTCTACGCAAGCTTCGGCCTGACATGGATGAGCGCATGTTCCTCCGAGGAGGAGCAACAGCAGTCGCTGACGCGGACGCTGGATTTGAGTTTGAGGACAAGGATGAACTTGACGTAGACAAGATCTAGGTAAGAAGCAATGAGTATAAACGCCATAGCGATAGCGCTAATGGTTGCTGTAATAGGCCTCAATTCATGGAGAGCTTATTTACATCAGGATGACGTTATGCCTACCAAGTTGCCTTGGGTTCCAATCCAGGTTGGTAAGCAACGTTCCTTCGTCAATCAGCAGCGTGATGCTGGTATGTTTATTGAAAAGGTCAGACGCAGTGCGATTCTAACCAATCAATCCCATCTTTTTTCCCATAAGGATTCCACCAATGGATATCTTGAATACGGATTAACGAGCATTCTTGTCGGTGCCCCGAAACCTGTTGCCCCGGTTGTTGAAGCAGATACTGTTTGGGACGACGGTGATGCCAACGATGAGATACCTGACATTGTGGACGGCGGCAATGCGTTTAGCATGTTTGATGCGATTGACTTTGGAAATGCGTTCGGCATGTTCTTCGGTTCGGCTTGAAATCATTACTATGTATAAGGAATGTCAACGTTGGCCAAGCGGCTTCAACTTCGTCGTGACGTCACCGCAAATTGGGTTCTAGCGAATCCGGTTTTACTCGCAGGTGAATTTGCTTATGAATCCGATACTGGAAAGCTGAAGGTAGGAGACGGAGCGACCCAATGGAATAATCTACCCTATTTTGCAGGGGGTGAAGGCACGACTCCGGGCCCCCAGGGAGATGTAGGACTGCAAGGGGAAAAAGGTAACACTGGACCAGTTGGACTTCAGGGAGTGGCAGGATACAATGGTTATACAGGTAACATTGGAGCCGCCGGAGGAACAGGTCCTACCGGTATAGGAGCAACTGGAGCTCAATCGATTGCCGCTGGACCAACAGGAACTACTGGCGCAGCATCAACTGTAACTGGGCCAACTGGTGACATTGGAGCAACGGGCGCAGCAGGAACTACCGGTGATACAGGCGCAGCATCAACT